GGTCTAATACTTCTGCACCTGTAAACGCGAACTCTAACGAACTTAAATCTAGGTCGCTTAACTTCTGTTCTCCAAACGCATCTTTTAACGCTCTAATGTCACCGTAGAAGGTTATAGTGTAGCTTTCAGCTTGTCCGTTTTTTATGTTTGACTTTTCTAAACTAATCTTACCGCGTCTAAAAGGTGTTAGGTCTATTTCAATGTATGCTTTTCGTCTTTGGTTATGGTCTACTAAACTATTTGCCGTGTTTATTTCTCCTATGTCGCTTTGGTAAAAGTGCTTAAATATAGCGTTGTTTATAGTTGTAGCAGGAACGGTAAAACTTTGCGAAAAGTCCGTATATACTTTGCTAATGTCAGAAATGTTTTGTACGCTGCTATTTACTACTATTTGTTCGTCGTTAAATAGTTCTAACTGCAAGTAGTCACCGCTGTCTATTACTGGTTCTATAAAAACTTGTATTCGTCTTTTCATTATACTACACTATTTATAACATCGTAAGCAAACTCGAACTCTAATTGGTAGTTAATCATTTTTGTATTTATGCTTTGAAATAACTCGGTTGACTTCGTGTTAAGTTTTGCAGGGTAATTGTTAATAAGTATTTTTTCACTTAGCATTAATTGCTTTAGTAAGTCGTTGTATTCTTCAGCTACCCAGTCCGTGTTTACCTTAATAGACTTTTTACCGTTAGTGTTAAACATTTTTCTTTGTCCTTCTAAAACATTGTAATCAGAAAAAGAAGATTGCATAGTATTATATTCCGTGTTTTCAAAGCTAAACGTGTTATTGTTTACAGCAAAAAACCAAGTGCGTTGCCAACAGCCATACTTATTTACAAAGTCACAAACTACGGGTACATACTTGCAATTTATGTAAGGTTTAAATATTCCTGTCCATAGTACCGCGTTACCTGTGTCAAGTATTTCTAATTTGTTACCGTCATCGTAGTAACTTACATACAACCGCATTACGTCTGTTAGTTGGTTGTTAGTTAAGTTTTGTGTATGCGTTGCACCCGTTACTAAATTCGTGTACTTTGCTTTGTATGAAGTTCCTGACTGCACCATAATAAAACCGCCTCTATAATCTGCGTTTGTACTTGGGTCGAAGTTGCTATCGTAAGCATATACATACGTGCCTTCTTCGTGTAGTATGTCATCAGTCAACGTAGGGTTATAACCTTCTTCGTAATAACCAAAGCCGTCAAAACCTTTATAAGTAGTAGTGTCTAATAACGTGTAAACGTGCGCGTCTAGTTTATAGCGTTTTACTTGTACGTTGCACCACTGGGTGGTTTGACTTGCGCTATATGTACTATACGGTGTTTGTCTTACGTTCCACGTTATGTACTCGCGTATGTAAGGACTTATATTATAGTACGTGTTTAAGTTGTTAGTAGCGGGTATTAATTTACTTAATGTATACTGCGGTGTTGCGGGTGCTGAACCCGTACCATTCCATATAAATAGTTCTACCTTACTGCCTTCTTGTCCTGAAGAATTTATTGTAATTATGTACGGTGAACGTGCGAATATGCCCATCTTATTATTTTTTAAAGTTTTCGTTTAGTATTTGTGTGAATAGTTCTTCGGCTTCTAGTCCGTATTTTTCTACAAGCGTGTCAGGTAGTCTTTTAAAAGCAGCTTCAAAAGGTTTCGTAAAAAATAAACTTGGCTTTATACCACGCGAATATATGTTACGCGCTATTACATACGCTAAAGACTTATAGTTTCCTTTTGCGTATTTTCCCTTTGCATCCCTAAATCTTATGTTTCGTCTTTTTGCCCACGTTTCTATGCTGTTAACAAACGTTCCCCAGGTGCCACGCTTTGAACCACTACCAAACTTAAACCTACTATTTGGTGCCTGTTGTCCTTTTATCTTTGCGTTGGGACTTACGTTACTTGGGTTAGCACCTCGCACACCTTCGTTTTGATACCAACCGTATTCAGACATCTCAAAAGACACTTGTATAGAATTCGGACTTTCCTTAACATACCCCTTTATAGAATTTTGTAGGTTGCCTAAGCTTTTAGGTGCGTTTCTTTTTGCCTCGCTTATTACGTGGTCACGAAATTCGTTTAAAGACTGCTGAACGGTTTTTAACATATTGTCATATCGTTAGGAAACAATACATCAAATGTCATAGTCCACCCCGCTAACTTGTTTTCAAACCTATCTATAAAAGGTTCGCAGTTAGGACTTCCAGTAACTTGAAAGCTATCGTCGTACAAGTCACCACGTCTTAGCATTTCGTACACCCTGTTTAATATTGCTAGTTGCGTATTAAGTACGTCTAGTTCGTTATCGTTGCCTTCAAATAAAGAAGTTGTTTCGTCTTTTGATATGTCTACTATGTCCATAGCCATAATACTAACGTTTGCCTGTTGTACGTTATTTACAAACTGAACGCTGTTTACAATTATATGTACTAAAGGAAAAATAGTCTGCTTGTTTAAGTCAACTTCAAATATGTCACCCTGCGTAACCGTGTTTACTAACGCATCACTATCAAAGTGTGCTTTTATTTTAGTTAATAAGTTGTAGTACCCCGTCATTGTCTATATTGTTTTCTAAGTTCGTTGTGTTCGATTTGGTTCTTTTGTTTTTCAAAGGTGAGATAGGTAAGACATTTAGTAAGTCGTAGTCTAGTGACTTCGTCAAACTTTGTAGCATCTCCTTTAGCGATTGCATATATGCTTCCATACCACCCCCAAGTTTTGTTGAATTGTCCTCGTTCGGTAAAGTCGCTGAAGTTATTTTGTTCTTCTTCGTCTCGCGTTGTAAATAACTCATTGTAGCTACTAACAATTCTTTTTCTAAATTCCAAAAAAAAAGCGTTGCGCTAATTGCTACTGACAAAGGTGCGTACTGCATTAAGTCTTGAAATGCTACGTTTGGTTCGTAGTCTAATATTTCGTAACCGTTCTTAGTTCGTGTTTTTATAGGTCTATAAAGTACTGCCATAGCTTTATGGTAGCTACTCCAGTTTTGAACGTGTGCGTCTAAGTCTACGTATTCACCAAAAGTAATTTCTTCTAGGTTAGGTATAAACCCAAACTCATAGCTACCCATTACAAAGGTTTGCTTTAACTTAGGTTTTTCGCTGAACAATTTAGTAAAGTGTTGTATTAAGTCGTTTAAGTCCGTTACCTTAATTTTTACCACGTCTTTTAAATCTACACCGCAAAATATTTCAATCATTTTCTGCGCTACAAATTCTTCATCGTTAGACGTGCTTTGTACTTTTAAAAAGTCTTGGTAACGTTTTAAAGGTATTTCGTCTAGACTTGTCGGTATGTTTATTTTAACCTTCATATATGTATAACTTTATTTTTTGTTATTGTAGTAAGCAAGTGCTACCGAATACGCTTCGAATAGCATTTTAATATGGTACATCATCCTGTTAGGATTGTCGAATACTATCTTAAGTTTTTTGTTCGTCTTTTCGTAGATATAACTTTCAACTAAGACTATAGCTTTGTTTATTTCAGGATCGTTCATTTTATAAAGTATTGTCCTCTAGTTGGGTTTTCTAATTGATAGCTTACCGCGTATCTGGGTTTTCTAATTGGTAGCTTACCGCGTATCTTANAGCGTCTAAAGCGTGATTGTGTGCGTCTATAGGTGTGGCAGACTTTTTTTCTAACCAACAATAGTTATTAAGTTCTTTTATTAGTTCCGTGCTTTCAGGGTCTACTATTAAGTCAAAGTCTTGTAGTAGTGCTATGCCGTAAGTTACCGAACCTTGACCTTTAATAGCTGCTACTATATTGTTGTTTACTTTTAGTTCTGTTATAAGTCTAGGTTCTGCGCTGTCCGCTACAATTAGATTGTCTTTTGCAAATCGTTTGTTTAAGTCTGATATTTGCGAAGTCGTTAAACCTTGCTTGTAGTAATGTAACTTTAGGTATATTCTTTTATTCGTTTTGTCTATAGAAGTTTCTACTAATGTAGTAGGGTCTGCACTAAACCCAAAGTCTTGACCAAATACACTTTTAGAAACTTGCTGAAAAGAACCCATTTGCCAGTTAGAAAATACAACACCTTCCGCTTTGTCTAACCAACCCCCTAGTATTTGGTGTTTGTACTTTTCAGGTCTTCGTAGTCTAATGTTTTCTAATTGGTTTATGTAGCTACTACTTAAATTTTCTTTGTTATCTAAATAAGTAGTGTGTATGTATGTAGTATCGTGTTTTTGTAGGTTCTTGCCGTCTTGCATTCCTTTAGATTCAAAAAAGCGTTGGTATATCCAATGTTCTTTAGTAGACGGGTTCATAATCATTATAACCCTGTTTTGTGTATCTTTTGATCTTACAGACAGATCTATTTTATCAAAGGTTTCTTCGTCAGTTAGTTCTTCAGCTTCGTCTAGTACCCACGTTGTAACACCTTGTAAAGATTTTAAGTTAGCGGTTTGGTCACCTGAACTTGTTTTAATACCTCTAAACAATATTCTACTTCCTGACTTCTTATTTATTATTTCGTCTTTTGTTATGTAGAAGTCTTCTTGTATTCCTAACAATTCTATTTTTTCTAAGAACTCAGGTATAATAGATATACTAGCAGAACGCAAAGTATAACGTGTAAATAAAATAACGTGCTTAGGTTCAAATGTCATAAGACAAAGAAGTAGTCCAATAGAAAAAGACTTACCCGAACCACGACCACCTGTACAAATAAAGTACCGCGTGTCGTTATCTAATACTAAATATTTGTCATTTATCGTTATCACTTTTTATAGCCCTTAAGATTTCGTT